GAAAAATATGCAGGATATACAGAGTTAGACTCTAGTTCCGAAGTTGCAAATCGTTTTGAAGATATTGAAAGTAGTGACACAACCGACTCTAGCGATATGTCAATGCGTGATGTGTTAGTTGTTGAATCTTATATTAAATCTGATTATGACGGAGATGGTGTTGCTGAGTTACGCAGAGTTGTAACATTAGGTAGCGGTTTTGAAGTAGTAGAAAACGAAACCTTTGACCATGTTCCTTTTGCCTGTTTATCACCAATATTAATGCCACACAGATTAGTGGGTAGAAGTATTGCTGAGCTTATTATGGACTTGCAGTTGATTAAATCAACAGTTATGCGTCAGTTGTTAGATAATATATATCTTACAAATAATGCTCGTGTAGCTGCCGTAGAAGGACAAGTTAATCTTGATGATTTATTAAACTCAAAAGCAGGCGGTATAATTCGTATGAGGCAACCTAACTCAGTTCAGGTGCTTCAGCCTCCTTTAGTTGGGCAAAACGCATTTAGCCTGCTTCAATATTTAGACGAAATAAAAGAACAGCGTACTGGTTTATCTAAAGCGTCTATGGGTCTTGATGCAGATGCACTACAAAGCACAACAGCGACTGCGGTTGCTGCACAAATGAGTGCTGCACAAGGTAAAATTGAGATGATTGCAAGAGTGTTTGCAGAGACAGGTGTTAAACAACTGTTTAGACTTGTGCTTACATTATGCCTACATCATGGCAAAAAAGAACAAATGATACGTCTTAACAACAAGTTTGTACCTATTGACCCTTCTAACTGGAAACATGAGTATGATTTAACAGTTAATGTAGGGTTAGGTTCTGGTCAAACTAACGAAAAAATGGCGTTCCTTGCACAAATGGCACAAAAACAAGAACAAATATTGCTTCAAATGGGTGCTGAGAACCCATTAGTAGATTTACAGCAATATAGAAATACTCTTGCCGAGCTTGCAAGTATGGCAGGATTCAAAGATGCAACAAGATTCTTTAAAAACCCAGAAGATACACCTCCGCAACCACAGCAACCTCCTCCCCCTAGTGAAGCTGAGATGAAGATGCAATTTGAACAACAAAAATTCCAAGCTGAATTAGAGTTGCAAAAGGCTAAACAAGCTGCTGAGTTAGAATTAAAACGTGAAGAACTACAAATGAAGATGCAAATACGTCAAGAAGAACTACGTTATGAGGCACAGTTAAGAGGATTTGAACAGCAATTAGGTGCTAACCCATCTACTAATTTACCGAGAGTCGATTAATGGATCAAGAAACATTAGATATATTAGCTGGATTAAACGCTGCACAACCAACAACACAGCAAGTAGATTATTCAGGGTTTATGCAAGATTTTCAACCTGTGCAAAATTACCCTAACTACTTTGTGCCACAACAAGGTTTATTACAAAACACACCTACATTAGACACATTGTCAGATTTAGATGTTATGCAACAAAGACCGCAACTTGTAACAAATATGCTTAACCAATACCCAACTCTTGAAAATGATTTTCAAAGAAGTTTTGCGGTTAATCCTGATACATTTAATATGGAAGTATATAAACCATTACCTTATGACGCTGACTATTGGAACTCCTTTGCTACTCAAGCAGGTGGTACAACTGGTGGTGATGACACATTAGCTACTGTAATTGGCGGTGGTTTATTGGCTAGTAAATTATTAGGCGGTGATGATGGTAGCGGTACAGATGGTAGTGGTACAGATGGTGGTAGCTCAACTATTACAGGCGGAAGTGGTAACGACACTATTGAAGGTGGTGCTGGTAATGATTTAATAACAGTATCAAGTGTCGTAGGTGGCACAGGTAATGATGTGATTGATAGTGGCTCAAGTAATGATTTAACAACAGTTTCAAGCGTTATTGGCGGAACTGGTAATGATACTCTTGAAATAGATAATAGCGGAAGTAATGTTGTTGAAGTATCAAATTTAACAAGTGATGTTAGTGGTAGTTCTAGTAATGATAGTATTAATAATAATGAAAATACAAATGTTACAGATTTAACATCAGCAACAGATATTTTAACAAATTTATATGATACAGGTCAAATTACTTTAGATGAATTAAATAATAGCACTACTGATTTAATAAATAAATCAAGTGTTATAGGGATTAATAATGCTTTAACATCAACATTAGATAATTTAGGAGTTAATACCTCAACCTCATTGTTAAATACTGCAGGAGAAGTTTTATTAACATCAGGCGGTACAGGTTTTGGTTATGTTCCAACTTTTGATAATATTACAGGTGCATATACAGGTGTAAAAACAGGTTTTACACCTAATTTAAATTCTCTTAATCCAGAATTAACATCAAGCGATATTGGGTTGCTTGGCACAATTAAAAATACTTATACAGATTTTATAAATAATCCAATTTCTGATAATATACCAATTACAGGTGAGCAAGTTCTTACAGGTGCTGGTACTTTACTTGCGTTAGACCAAGTTATAAAAGATGCAAAACCTAGTAATGTAACAGCAGCTATTGCAGGTGGAGCAAAATTAGCAGGTTACACAAGCCCAGTTACCGCACCTTTAATTGCAGGTTTAACTATTGCAGAGCAACTTGCTCCACCTGATAGTGGAAAAACTGGGTCAGGTGCGTTTGATTATAATACTTCAACAAATACTGAGTTTGGTATGGCAGGTGATAAGTTTAAACAAGGTCATGTTGATACAGCATCAACAATATCACAAGGCATTGGTACTGCTATTAATACTATTGCAGATGGTTATGGTTTAAATGTTGAAGGCGACCATTTAGTTGAGTTTGGTAGAGAAAGACCATTAAGTTTAAGTTTTGGTGACCAAGAAAGTGAACAAACATCAGATAATAGATTAAATTATAGTGCTGAAACAGGAGATATTACAAACTCAACCGACACTATGAAAAGATTTTATTATACAGGAACAGACGGCAATGATGGTACTGCATTAGCTGATAATGTTATAAAAGGAACAAATTTTATATCATTAAAAGCAATAGCAAATGGTGAAGATACTATTAATATGCAAGATTTTAGATTACCTGCTCGTTCTGAAAGTGATGTAAAAAATCAATATTTATTAATGGGTTTAGATGAAACAGCCGCAAATGCCTTAACATCTGCATCACAACAAGCAACCCCTGAAACTGCAGGTTTATTAGGAGGTATTCTTTATGCTAATACTTCAAATGAAGATTTATTTTTAACAGATACGGAAAAAACATCATTGTTAGAAAAAGGCTACACAGAAGAACAACTTGATGAAATATTATATGGATAATTAAAAAGGAGATAAAATGGAAAACGAAGGTAAATTAAGACAAGACATAGATAGAGGTGAAAAAGCACAAGCTCTATTACGAAACGAAATTCTTATCGAGACTTTTGATTTTCTTGAGAAACAATACCATGACGCATGGGAAAATTCTTCTGTAGATCAAGCAGAGGCTCGTGAAAAAGTTTTTATGATGTTGCAGAACTTACACACAGTAAGGCAACACATAGAAAGTGTGGTCATGACTGGCAAATTAGCCAATGACCGATTAACAAACTAAGACCAAGCGAAAGCAGTCTAACAGGAGAAAACAATGACAGCCGACAACCCTACTGGGAACGAACCTATCAACATGGCGGAAGCCGCAAGCCTACTTCTTAACAGAACGGAATCAGAAGATAATCCAGAACCGAATCAAGAGGTAAATCAACCAGAAACAGAAATTGAAGAAGTGGAAGTTTCTACTACAGATACAGAAGAACCAACAAGTGAAGAACCTAATGAGGCACTTGAAGCTGTTGAGGAAGATGTATCGGAAGAATTAGATGAAGAAGTAATATCTGAAGATGAAGCTGAAGAATACGAGGAACAAGAATACTTTACTGTAAAAATTAATGGTGAAGATAAAGATGTTACCCTTGATGAATTAGCTGCAGGATATTCAAGACAATCTGATTATACTAAAAAGACAACTGAAGTAGCAAATCAACGCAAACAAGTTGAACAGTTACAATCAGAACTTTCACAAGAGCGTCAGGCTCTACAACAAGGTTTACAGCAGTTGAACCAACAACTGTCATCACAAACATCAAACGAGCCTACAAAGGAATATTGGGATAATCTTTATCAAGATGACCCATTAGAATATGTAAAGCAACGTGATGATTGGCGTGATAAAAAGGAACAATTAGCACAAGTTACTACTGCACAGCAGCAGATAGCTCAACAACAAGCTCAAGAACAACAAGTAGAGTTTCAAAAACACTTGGCTCAAGAGCAACAAAAGTTAGTACAAGCAATTCCTGAATGGAAAGATGCTAAAAAAGCTGAAGTTGAAAAAGCTAGTATGGTAACGTGGGCAAAAAGAGCAGGATTTACAGAACAAGAGTTAAATCAAGCCTCAGACCACAGAGCTATTGTTACTATGCGTAAAGCGTACTTATTTGACCAACTTCAGAATGAGAAACCTCTTATTCAAAAGAAAGTCAGAAAAGCTCCAAAGATGGCAAAAGGTGGCAAACCAACTACAAGTGGTGACCTGAAAAAACAAAAGGTTGATAAAGCCTTAAATAAACTTTCTACAGTTCAATCTATGGATTCGGCTGTGGACTATCTTTTAACCAAAAATACCTAACAAGGAGACTAAACTATGGCGACATATAAAACCGCAAATGCTATAGGTGAGAGAGAGGACTTATCAGACGTAATTACTCGTATCGACCCAGCAGAAACACCGATTTTTTCTAATGCGAAAAAAGAAGTAACAAAAGGCGTATTCCACGAATGGCAAGTACAAGAACTAACAGCAGCATCAGATACTAACTATGTTGCAGAAGGTGCAGACTATTCTTATGTGAATCCGACTGTAACAACAAGACTTGGCAATTATCATCAAATCTCAGTACAAGCAGCATCAGTTTCTGGTACTTTAGATGCAGTTGATAAAGCAGGTAGAGATAAAGAAACAGCTTATGTGAAGGTTCTTAAAGGACTTGAGCAACGTAGAGATATTGAAAAAGCTCTCGTTAAAAATGAAGCTCGTTCTGCATCAGACCCAAGAAAAGCAGGTAAGATTAGTGCATACATGACAAACGTAAATCTTGTATCACCATCTACAACACCTAGCGGTGATGGTTCTGACGTATCTGACAAAGCAGGTACTAATGCAGCTCTAACTCTTGCTAAAATTGATGATGCTATGAAAAAAGCATACACAGATGGCGGACAACCAGATATTCTAGTTGTTTCACCAGCTAATAAAGTAGCTTTTTCTGATTTATCATCAGGTTCAGTTGCAACTAACCAACTAACAATGACAGCTCCAAAAGAAGCTGCAATTATTGGTAGTGTTAGCTTGTATCTAACTGACTTTGGTCAACTATCTGTTACTATTGACAGACAAATGCCAAATGACACAATCTTCCTAATGGATTCTGACTATTATGCAGTTGGACATCTACCAAACAGATTGTTCTCAGTCTCAGATATAGCACCTACTGGTGATGCGACTAAATTTAGCATTGTGTCCGAGTGGACTTATATTGTTAAAGCACCTAAAGCTCATGCTATGGTCACAGATTTAAGCACATCTTAATATAGTGTTTATAGGGAGTAGGGAAACCTACTCCCTTTTTACAAGGAAGAAAAATGGCAAATAAGAAAGTATTAAATTACGACCCCATACAAAAAAAGACTACTTACTTTCATGGCGGAGATAATGGACAACATCATGTTACTGTAGAACAAAAAACAGATAATATTTTAAGATTAGCTAAAGATAAAAGCATAGATTACAAGCCAAACAGTTTAATCGGCAATACACAAAAACATCAACAGCACGTTGCCGAGCTACCTTCTAATCTTTATTTTGATTTAGTTGAAAAATTAGGCGACCCAAAGCATAATAAAAAAGCATGGGCAAGATGGCTCAACGACCCAGATAATAAACTTTTTAGAACAGGCGGTGGAAACATATAATGGCAATATCTACTTATGCAGAACTTAAAACATCAATAGCTAATTTCTTAGCAAGAGATGATTTAACAAATGAAATAGATAACTTTATTGATTTAGCGGAATCAAGATTGTCTCGTGAATTAGAGACACGCTCACAAGATACACGCTCATCATTAACTACTACAGCCGACAATGCTTATGTAACCTTGCCAACCGATTTAAGAACTATTCGTAATGTAAAGGTTATGAATAACCCAAGAATAACATTACGTTTTCTAACACCAATACAACTTAAAAAAGAATTTCCAACAACAGCAACAGGCTTGCCAAGAGCATATTCTGTTATTGGAGAAGAATTGTTTTTAGCACCGATACCAGATTCAACATATACATTAGAACTAACATACAAAAAAAGCGTATCTGCTCTATCTGATGATAATACAACTAATACTATTTTAACTCGTTACCCAGACTTATATTTATACGCAAGTTTATTTAATGCTTATACGTTCTTGTTAGACGAACAAAGAGCAACACAATATGAAGCGTTAATACAAACTATACTACAACAAATTAGAGTAGATGATGAAAAAGGTAGTTATGGTGTTGGTTTGGAAATGCGAAGTGTATATGGAGAATAACTAATGGCAATGAATACACCTTTTGGAGAATGGTTGCCTGACCAGCCTGATAACACTAGCGGAGTGACGACTGCAAAAAATGTTATACCTGCTGCACGAGGTTATCGTGGTTTACAAGATTTATCGCAATATAGTAATGCTGCTGATAATAGATTAAGAGGTGTTTTTGCAGCTAAAGATGATAGCGGTGACCCTAAGATATTTGCAGGTGATGTAACAAAACTATATGAGTTTACTAAATCTAACTCTAACTTAACAAATATATCTAAAGCAGGTAATTACACATCATTAGGTGATGAAGATATATGGAAGTTTATAGACTTTAGTGGATTTGTTATAGGTACATCAGGACACAACAATATATTACAAGTATATGATAATGGTACAAGTTCTGCTTTTGCTGACATATCTGGTAGCCCTGCTGCTAAACATATAGCAGTTGTTGGTGACTTTGTATTTACTGGCAATGTTAAATATGGCGGTACAGC